CAAGAATTTCACTTGATAGAATGTTAGCAAGTTCTGCTTCAGCGTCAAGACCATGAATTGCTTTCAAGTCCTGTGCTAATTCCATTGTGTATTCTGCTTTTAGTGCACGAGTTTTTGCAGTTACAGTTGCTTTCTCGATTGAGAATGCCATTTCTGCGAATTCGTTACCAGCACTGTCACCTTGCGCTTCCATGTTTGCAGTAGTATCACCTGTTCCAGTTGTATAAGAACCAGCAGGTGAATCATTAAGAATTGCAGGGTTTGATCCTGCTTGTGAACCAGCACCTGAGAAGTCAGTATCTGCTTCGTCGAATAGTGCTTCAGTTCCACCTTGTGAACTGTAACGTGATTTCATTGCGAAAATTAAACCAGTTGGTCCAGTCATTGGTTGTACACCACAAATATCATATGCGATAAGATTTGGTAATGCACGTCTTACTAATGAAATTAGAATTGGATCCCAGTTTCCAACACCAGCGGTATTGTTAGCAGGTGCCGCTTCGCTAAGAAACGCCGCATCTTCTTTCATTGCTTTTTCTTGATTTTCTAAAATTACGGAAGTAACTGCCTTGCGATAGGGATCCTTGATCTCTGAGAGTTCAGGATGCTCTAAAACAGGTTGCCACTTCTCGATTAAATGTTCTGATTTAAACATTTGTATGCTCCTTTTTTTCCTTTATTATTTCTTTCCTTTTGAGATTGCTTGCATGTATTTACCCATACTGCCTTCAACTTCAAAGGACTCATTTAATTTTTCAGAATCAATTGATTCTAAGTTTTTGACAGACTTCTGAAAGTAACTTTCTTTGATCGTGTCAAGTTTTTCAACAAACGATTCTTCGTCAATAAATTCAATTTCTTCAGCAAGTGAAAAGAATTTGTCTGACTCAGTGTCAGTCAAATCTTCTGCTGATTCTTTGATAATTTTTTCACGAACTAATTTTGAAACTGATTTTGAAAGTTCAATATTTTTCTCAAACGATTCGTTAAGTTTGTTTTCCAATTCATCAATCTTTTCAGATTGTTCTTCCATTACATCATACTTTTCGTTTGGTACATCAATATAGTGCTCTTCAAACAACCCTTTCAATCCAGAAATGAAATCTTCAGCAAGTTCAGATTTTAATCCTCTCTCGATTGCAAGTTTGTTTTCTTCCATCCACTCATTAATTGCATAAGAAAGATAAGAATCAACTTTTTCAGTAAGTTCTGATTTTACTGATTCAATCCCTTCTTCGATTGCAATTTCTTTTTCTTCTTCAAGTCGAGCAACTTCGCCTCTCAATTTAGATTTGATCGCTGCTTCAAAAATAGTATGAGTCTTTTCTTTAAAATCTTCGGTTAATTCTTCACCGTCGATTAGTGATGAAACATCTTCAGATACATCGATGCTAGAAAGACGTTCTTCGAAAGACTCTTCAATTTCTTCTTCGTCTTCTTCTTCGTCATCATTCATCATTGCTTCGTATGCTGCTTGTAAATCTAATCTTTTATAAGATTTCATTTTTTCATACATAGCATTGATCATTGCTTCTTTATTCATGTAACCTTCAGACATTTCTTCTTCGTCTTCTTCTTTATCATCTTCGTCTTCATCTTCTTCAGAAACTTTTTTTGCCTCTGCTTTTAGTGCTACTTTAGATGATACAGTTGAATCTTTTTTGATTTTTTTAGTAGAGTCTGGACCTTTTTTCTGTTCAGGGTCAACCACCGGTTCTCCAAGGTCTTCGTAATCCCCACCCTTTTCCATTTTTTCGCCGGGTGCGGCACCTTTCTTTGGAGCGTCAGCGGCAACACCTTCTTCGATTAACTCGGATTCCAGTTCTTCTATTGCCTTGTCTAATTCTGACATAGGATATCTCCTTGTATATTTTCTATAATTATTTATAAGAAAACTTTAACAATTTTACTTATTATAGTTTCCTTAAAAATTTAGCAAAGGCAAGTGCCTGTGCTTTTGCATTTTTGGAACGAACGGATCTTTCAAAGTCTTCTTTAATTCGTTGAACTTCAACTTCTTTTAGAAGACCATTATCCCAAATCCATTCTTTCCCTTCATAAATACCTTCGACAAATGCTTGTGGTGCGGAAGGATCGGCAACAATATCAGCGGCAGTTGCAAGATAAAAATCTTTATTTACATACTTTACTCCGCCTTTATCTACCAAACTACCCATACCTCTTGATGAAACACCAAGTTTAGCACCGTCATCAATTAAATTCTTGACAATGTTACCCATCGGTGTTGACATAATTTTTGCCTCACCGATATAATTTTTACCTTCTTTTTGTAAAGATGTAACCATATGAGAAACACGATCAAGATTCACAGTTGGACCTTCTGGATGACCAAGTTCACCCATCGCTCTATTTTGTTCTATGAATTCTTTATTGTATCTTTTAACTTCTTTATCCAATACTTCCATCGGATAAACTCTACCGTTTCTATTTTTAACTTCACCTTGAAGAAAAATACCTTTTATTTTGTAGTTTTTTTCACTACCATCTTTTTCTTCTAAGATAAATTCTACTTGTTCTACTTGCTCTGAAATAAGTTTCATCGATTATGCCCAATCCTTTTTAACTTGTATTATTAGTGTAAAATTTCCAGAACCAGATGATGTAAGATTATAATCACCCGTATAATTTGTTGCTTTTGAATTTTTAATAGGTGAGTCACTTGGACCAGATGGTGCGCCATATGATTGACCACCGTTAATGTATAATACTTTTGCTTCTGTACCAGATGACAAATCTTCTTCTATAAGTATCTGAACTCCGGTTGCACCAAAAACTCTAACTTTTGTGATTGTTGCAGTTTCACCAGATGAATGACCTGACAAATCTGAAACATCGATTAAAGCAGTGTCACCTGCTGAACCAGTATATTTTAAGGTTGAATAGAAATCAGTATCTATTAACTTTTCCTGTGTTATAACTGCCATTTATTATTCCTTATATTATTTCTTCGTTTTCAAAATAGTCTAACAAATCTTGTTCGTTAATATCTAATTCTTTTGAAATCTCTATTATTTTATTTTCTAAATTTACAACTATGTCTGAATCATTTTCAAGACCTGAGTAAACCATTTCAACAGCATCTTTCATCTTAGGTGAAAGTGATTTATAATGTAAGAAAGAAGAGAATTCATTGTTCTCTTCCAACTCTGTTAAAATGTCAGAAAAATATTTCATTCCTTTTCTTTGAACATTCCATGTGCAATATCTTTTTTTCTGTCATCAAACACATCAGATATTTTTATTAACATCTGTGTATTCAATTCAGAATTTGCACTTGAAAAATCTCCTTTTTGTATTAGATCAATAATATTATTTTCCATGTTATAACCTCTAATTAATTATTTATAATAATTAAAACTGGTTGCCCTCTTCTTCACCATCACTTTCATTTCCAATTTGATCATCAATCATATTGATTTCTTTATCATTCATTTTCAATATGTTTTTTCTTACCCATTCTTTTGAAAAATAAGAACCAACGTATGATTCAACAGTTTGTAATATTTCTAATCTTTCTTTTAGTATTTCAGTATTTTTTAGTTCTGTAAAGTAACCATCTTGCACATAATTGTACTGAATGTTTTCTTTGATGTATGACCAATCTTCTTCATTGATAATACCTTTCAAAACTAACTGAGTTTTTAAAATATCATTGAAAAGTTCGGTAAATCTTTTACGAATTCTTTGTACAAACTTACTAAATTTTAATTCGTCTCTTGTTATCTCGTTTGATCTACCCAAAGAAAAACTGGATTCTGCTTCTAATCTTGAAACAGGTACGTTCAACGAACGATATAATTTGTTTTGAAAGTATTTTATATCATCAATTTCGCCAAGGTTTTGACCGCCCGGTAAAGTTGAAATTTCTGTACCTCTACCACCTTCTCGGCGAGGTAACCAAAAGTCTTCAAGCATTGACATATGATTTCTGTCATCTCTAAGTTCACCAGTTGACGCATCATATACAATTTTGTTACGATAACGATTCATAACATCTTTCAAATATGCTTCTGCTTTCATTTTTGGTAAATTACCAACGTCAATATAAAAAATTCTTCGTTCAGGTGCTCTTGTTACACGATAGATAACAACAGCATCTTCAATCATTCTCAATTGATTGACTGGTTTGATTGCTTTGTGTAAATGAGATAAAACTGATCCACTACTCTGGTCAATATAACCAGATGGGCAATAAGAAATAGAATCCATTGATATTTTTAAACCAGATGTAGACGATGCAACATTCATACCACTTGAATTGAAAACATAATACTCTTCGTATTCTTTTTCAGAACTTTGCATATTTTCAATTGCTAATATAGGGTCTTTCTTATTTGTTTTTACTTCTCTAAATTTTTTGATAGTTCTCGGATCTAAATATCTTAGTTCCATAATACCAGTTCTTGGATTATTTTGATCTATGACTTTGTGAAAATATATTCTACCGTCTACATACCAGCGGCGAAAAATATCATGACCTTTGATATTAAAATCTAATAGTCTCAATACTTCATTAAACTCTTCAATAATTTTATTTTTGAGTTTATCTGAATACATAATATTATCTAATGATACCGAAACAGGTGAATGTACGCCATCAGCAACGATTGCCTCATTGACAATATCTTCGATTGCTGAATCACATTCAGGTTGTTGCGAAACATCTCTATACTTTCTGATTAGTTGATTTTCAGTTACTGATTTAGATTCTGTATCTAAATATTGCGATGAAAATCCACCGGCAACATCAATTGCCCCATCAGTAGGACTAGGAAGAGTGAACGCATCACTCTTCCTGTTATCCTTTTTTCTTTCAATTTTGAAACCGAATATTTCTGCCATATTGAATATTTATCTAACTAAATTAATCGTTTGTGACACCGGGAGTAACATCACTTGCTGTAAAGTGCTGATATCTCCATGTAACTTCAAACTGTTCAATTTCGTTTTGAGTTTCGTATGACAAATCAATACCTGTCATTGCCTGTGGAAAACAACCAATTAGATTGTAAGTTTTCAATACTGAATCGTTACCTCTGTCTAATTGTTGAACTTTCAAGTCTGCTTGGTAAGTTCCCGGATCTATTGCACCGGTATTATTTACTAAGTCATTCATTCCGTTCATCCACTGTTCAATTAAATTGCGAACCGCAAAGTCAGTATCATTGATAATTGTAGTCGTCCATGTTTCAAATTCACGATCACCGGCAATATAAAGGTTTCTGCCTCTAAATGGAACAGCAATCTCACCGATTGTCTGTCCGGGAAGTTGTGCCGTTTTGATCATGAAAGAAGTTCTTTCAGAATTATTGTCTGTTATCAAAGAAGCAGGTGTATTCATGATAACCCTAAATTGGTTAGCACGTGCACCACCGCCGATTAGATAACCTTTGAATTGATCTAAACTTGCCATGATTAACCTCCTACCTCAGAAAATGATACACCAGTTCTTGTTGCAATAAAGTTAAGTGAAATGTAACGAATTGATCTTGCAGGTTTAATAAAAATGTCTGCAACAAATTCGTTTCTATCAATAACTTCACCTGTGTTATTTGTTGAATCACAAACAACTTTAAAGTCTGTTATACCTCTTCTTGCTTGAATATCTCTCAAAAATGGTTCTACCAAATTCCTAAACTGTGATCTTGTAAACTCATCATTCAATTCAAACAACTGAAACTTAGAAGCGGTTGAAATTGCCTTTTCAAGAGTAATAAACAATCGACGAACATTGATTGCGTCAAATGCACTTGGTCTTGATAATGCAGTCTTGTCACCGAAAAGAATTGTACCTTGACCTGATTGAGTAATCACTGGATTGACTCTTGCAGGGAAAAGTATATCTCTTTGAGATTTGTTTGGATTGTAAGCAAGTTTAACAACGCCACGAATCTGACCACGATTGTAACCAGCAGGTGAAAACCATGCGTCTGCAACCTGTTCAGTGTTTGCACATAAACCGGCAATATCACCATTCAAAGGTATGTAACGATAAACGTCATTATACTTGTCGTATGCGTATTTGTAACCTGAATCGAATACAGCATAAGAAGATGATGAAAGGTTATCAAAGAAACCTTTTACATTGCTTGTCTGTGTAATTGAGTCAGTAACATTTACAACATCGGCACGACGAGGTGAAATAAACACGACAACATCTTTACGATATTCTGCAATATCAATTAGATTTGTAGCGTGAGTTACACCGTCTGTACCTGCTGGACTTGAACCTGCCATGATTAGATTTACATCTATTTCATCTGCATTTTTGAATAGTTCATATGCAGTTTTAAGTTCTCCAACAGTTGCACTATAATCGTCTGTTCCACCTGATAATTCGGTAGTGATTACAGCATCGTCACCTGAAGATGTAGATGAGAAAGTTGTACCAGATACTGGATCAGTACCTGCTTCTGATAATGAACTATCATGATCCATCCAATATATGTAACTTGACTGATTGTAAATTACGTTTGGATAGTAGTTAGTTCCACCTTGTGTAGTTTTCGCAGATGCTGCCTGAGAAACAAATGCGTATGTTTCTAAAACTGCCTGAGTTCTTTCACCATTGGTATCAACTTTGAAACCAGAAATGTCACCAGTTGTATCATAAACAACTATGTGCATTTCGTCTCCAGTTAAACCTTTACTATTTGCGTAATCGGAAGTTCCGGGTGCCGCATCGAAAAGATCATAAAATTTCCAACGTCTGCGAACCTGTTCTCCACCAGATAGTGCGCTTTTAATACCGCCACCATTTGGATTATCCAACTGCTTGATTGTAATTGTATCCGAACCACTTACCGCAGTAACTTCATACTGCTGTCCGTCTGCTTCTTGAAAATATACGATGTCACCTGCTTTGATTTCTGAAGTAGAGTTTACGACTGGA